TTCACCAGCATCCAACCATTTACTTCAGTGCCAAGCGATCGCTTGCCAGTTGCCCATACAGGCTTATGGTTCATGCATTTTAGTTGTTCCAGCGTCAGCGGTTTGTTTCCCGGTTTGGCGCGGCGGTTCCATGCTTTTGCGGCTTCATTGTCATTAAGGCATCCATCCGTTCTGGCGTAGCATCCATCATTTGCGCAAAGCACATATGAAAATCCATCCGCATTGTGCCGAATTTCTGGCTTACGTCCACAAAACGGGCACGCTTTCAGTTCTTCACTCATTCTGTTCACGAATCCTTTCTGCAATATCATCGAATACGACCGGAATTTTCGCTTGTAATTCATGCAATAGTGGTACCATAAGTTCTCGAATTTGAGGGTGGGCGCGCTTATTGCACCGTAATTTTAATATATGGCGAATTTCTCTCAAATTCGCGGTACAAACAACTTCTGTTTTCAAGCTGTTCGGTAGTACGGAGCGGGCTTCTTCGGGCGTTGCACCAGCCTTTAACATATCAAAATAAAACGTTTCTGCGTGTTGCATGGCATTGTACCATGCAAAGTCTTTGTGCGTGAATCCCCTTGACGCGCATGGAATTTCTTCTTCCATATCCAAATAAGTCATGTCGCTCAAAAAGCAAGGCTGAATCACAGTAATTTCGTTACCAAATCCGTCCTTTGAGTAGTTGCAGTACCTTGTACTTTCCTGGCAGTTGTGTACAACGATACTATTTGCGACATAATTATGATATGGCTCTTCCATTGTAATATCATAGACTGGCTCAGCACCTAATTCTTGAATGGACACTATTTTGTCTTTGAATACTCCTATTGCTCCGTCATGATGCCATAAGTGGTGACAGTGCGGGCAAAGTTGCATCACATTCTCTGCGGAATTATCCGTTGGGTTTTTGTTTTTGTGATGGATTTCAATATTGCTTGTAGAACCGCACCATTCACATTGATTACGCTCTAAATGTCTAACGCTTTCTTGATATCCAGCTTGTTTAGTTACAAAGTTGCGGTCTTGAATGTAAGCTGGGTTATTTTTGCCAGTCATTTTTTTTGAAATGTTTTCTCGCTGCTCTTTCGTAAACATTCCCTTGTTCCCGTGTCCGGGATGCCTGTTTGGCCTATCAGACCAAGGCTTTTTTATTCCAAATTTTTTGAACGCCTTGTAAACATACGATTCACAGCATCCTATAAAATCAGCTGTTTCCTTCCTGGTATGATTTTCAGTTAAATAATAGTTACGCAACCAATCTTCATTTTCCAAGAGTTCCTTACCGTTTGAATATATATAATCTCCTGCCGATAGGTCTTTAAGCTCAGTGTACCCATTTGGAGTATAAATTCTATGGTCTGCTGTGCATTTAAGCGCTCTACCACTTTCTGTAATGACTTTTAAAATCGGTTTAATGCCCATATATGTAATTTTTTTGATATGGTTTGGGACAATAATATTTGTGGCTTCATCAACGCTTCTCGCCTTAATAAGTTGCAATCTTCCTTTACGCTTCACGTCAAACTGCCAATCAAATAACTCTTTAACCGTCCACGATTTTTGAGCCATTGAGCGAATTACAGTATCTCCAGAAACGCAAAATGCGGCGATTCTGTGTCTTACAAGCTCATGTGATACGCCGCGGTCACAGATGAATTTCACGGTAATGGAAACGTGCTCCAAAACGCTTTCGTCGTGAAGCTCAATAATTTTCTTGACGAATGGTGCGGCGCTCGTTTCAGTTATCCGATCTTCTGATTTATGCGAAACGCGGGCGATAAGTTCAATCTTTTTTAGGATTGCTTGCCCGTCAATCGGGTCCATGATTTCATAACTTGGCTTTATAATTTTCATGATTTTTCTCCTTCCAGATTACGGCCACCCAATTGCTCCCGAAGCGGTGAAAATATTGGCGAAAGATTCAATTCGCTGCTGATAGAATAAATAGGCTTGTCTGCTATCTTCGCCGCCGCATACTCCATGCAGCAGCCCTTTGATTCCTGCCATCCATCGCATAGCCACAAAGCGTCACATCTGCTCAACATTTCAAGGCAATGCTCCATTCCCTGTATGTAAGGGATGTCGTTGTAGTAGAATCCTGTGGCTTGCAGGGGAGACAGAAAAACTGTCTCCGGAAACTTTTTTACAAGCCGCTTTACCATCTGCTTTGCATCTTCGACGTTATTTTCGTCGCCACCATAAGGATGTGCCAGATAAACTGCTATCATGATTTTTCCCTCTTCTGCGCAAATGGTAAGTCAATCATTTCCGGCTTATGCTCGTGTGTCCAGATAGCGCAAAGCATATTCCAAAGAAATGCCCGGTCGTGCTTTTCGTCGTCCCAGCCGGCACGAAATTTAAGATAGTGCCGTACTCCGCTGTCTATGTAGCAATGGAGCGGAATTCCATTTTCCCAATTTCGGGCCTCATATTTAGCGGCTCCGGCTTCATAGTGCTTTGCAACGTCAAGCATCCAGTCGGCATAATCATTATTGCCGCGAGAATTTGGAAAATCGTCCATGAAGCGGACGGCTGCGCGATAAAGACAATTATCGTCGCCCCCGCGAATGTAATCGTTTATTTGAAATAAAACTTCATCGTACTCAACCGGATTGCCTAATGTAAACATCTTTGCCAGCACGTCGAGGGGGAGAAGGTCGCAGCGGCCTTTCCCTTCTGCAATGTCCCGAACTGCGCCAGTGTCAAACGACCGGCGCAATCCACTGTCTTTTACGGTTTCTGTCATATGCTTTTTCTCCCATTCTTCAAATTTCATAGTTAGCAACTCTCTTTCGTATAGCACCAACTTTGTGGCGGACGGGTAAAGCCAAAGTCTTGCAAAGCCATAGATGGCGTATATTTCGCAACTTCTGAAATTTCCCACCCATACGCTTTCCCATTTCCATATTTAAGAATTTCTGCATCAGTCAAGCAACTTTTGCCGCCATCACCATTTTTGTAATCAGCCCAAAAGCGGCGCACCATGAATTCGCCAACAATTGCTTGCTTCCCATTCCGCGTCTCATAAACATAGACTTTGAATGGCAAGCCCACGCGAGGAATTGTTTTGCGCACTTCGACAGTCTTTTCTCCGCTTACAATTTTTCTCCACCATTTAGGTCGTAAGCTAAGGATAATCTCAACCATTTTCTGGCGCTCCTTTTTCAACCAATTTCAAGGCCTTGCAGGCGCTTTCTACCCGCAGGAGTATAGTTTTAAGCTCCCCTATAGATACCGGCCTTGTAGCCTTTGAAATTTCATCCTTTTCATACCGATCTGCGTACAGGTCAAGGGCGCTTCCCAATGATGAACAGTATCCCAGTGTAACATCGCGCAGCTTCCCGGCGTTTTTTGACGGCTGCCCGTTTTTGCAAACCGGCGCGGTTTTGACGTGCTTTTTCAGCATCCAGTTATAATCGTCAACTTCAATAAAGTATGTACCATCAATTTCTATGCGCTTGTTCATTCAATGCCTCCCCGCCTTTTGCACTCTCCATGTATGCAATATTCAGCTCATGATACGGCTTTTCAAGACTTTTTGTTATCTTCCCTCCCCGGTCTGCCCTCATGACGAAGATCTCTTTAGAACCGTCGTCATTCTGGAACGTGAAGCGGAGCCATGGATGTTTTGGCTTGCTTAAAGAGTCAGCGGCAAAAGCAAGCATGCATATTGCCAGTGTCGCAAAACTTATACCAATGCTGCTTGAACAAAAAGTCTCTCCCCGGAACGCTGCAACGGATAAAAGAATTTCAAGCGCCATCGCCACCAGCGCAATAACTCCAAAAACCTTATTGATTATTTTCATGATGATTTTTCCTTTCTTCTTCTAGGCATGTGCACCATATACCGACACCATCTTTTCCCGTCCTTGTGAACATTGAAACAACCATGCTTGTCTGCCATTTCTGGGCATACAAAACACGAATGATATGTACAGTAAAGAGAGTCTTTCATGGATTACCCCGCTTTCAACCGGACAGGAAGAACTAAAAACACGAACGAGTCTCCGCTGTTCGGTAAAACCACCATGGGAGAAAGTGGGCCGTTCAGTTGCAGCCGTACTTCGTCGCAACCGGCATTCCGAAGGGCATCTGACAAATATTTATGGTTGAATCCAATTAGCAGATCATCGCCTGAAATATTAGCATCCAGCGTATCGCTTGCTGCACCAATGGATGTTGCGCATGACAAGCCAATCTGCCCATTCCCAACGTGCATTTTGATGGGGCTTCTCAAATGCTCCGAAACGACAAGCGCTACCCTGTTTACGCTTTCTACAAGCGTGCGTACGTCAACTTTAATTTCCGTTGCGTGGGATTTTGGGATTGTCCCCTCATAGTCCAAAAACTCGCCCTCCAAAAGCCGCGTAAAAATCTCATAGTTGCCGATCATAAATGCTGCGTGGCGAAGCCCGATTGAAATGTCAACCGCCTTGTCTCCGCTTTCATCAAGCAAACTTGATATTTCCAAAAGTGCCTTTTTAGGCACAACGCAGTCGAACGGTTGGCCGTGATAGTCAATTGATTCATGACATTTTGCCAGTCTATAGCCATCAACACCAACCATGGTTAAGCCGCCGTCCTCCACTTTAAACAGCGCTCCGGTATAAATAGGCTTTGCAGCATCGTCCGCGACCGCAAAAATTGTTTGCTGGATCATTTCTTTAAAAACTGCCTGTGGGATTGAAATGGCGCTTTTTTCGTCGATTTTGGGAAGCTCCGGAAATTTATCGGCTGGAATATAAACAAGCTGGAACTCAGAATCGCCGCTTTTAATCGTAACGGTGCTTTTCTTGTCTGCCTGAATCGTTGTTAAAGCATTCGGGAGCTTTTTCACTATATTGCAGAGCATTTTAGCGTCCAGAACGACGGAGCCATCCTCTTCACTGCCTCCCTTAGATTCGAGCATCGTTGTAATGCCAAGTTCAAGGTTGTATCCGCACAAACGGACCTCTTTCCCCTTTATGTCAATTTTTATTCCTTCAAGAGCTGGGATGCTCGCTTTTGTAGCCGCCGCTCTTGAAACGGTGTTGCAAGCCCTTGAAAGCTCTTTTGTATCACAAGTAAATTTCATTTTGAATTGCTCCTTCCTTTCAGCGCCTCTTTAGCGCTTTGTCTGCTCCAAAATAAGTTCCGAAAATCCCATGCTTTTTGGCGCTGTAAGCAACTTTATTTGTTCTTCCGTTAAAGGGATGTCACGGGTGATAGCGTAATCTGTGTAATGATTTTCACCAACTTGCGCAGAACCTCTAAAAATCGCTGTCAATTTCATTTCTCCGCCTCCTGCGTTTCGTGCGTCTGCTCGGCCTGCTGTTCTTCCCACTCTTTCAAACATCCAGCCCCGGCGTGGCACACATTATTTGCGTCACGCCATGAGCAGGAGAGTGCTGTGCAGACATATCCTTTTGGGGTTCTTCTCAAATATTTTGGCGGCTGGTTGATAAGGCCGCCGACCGGCATGTCAAGCGTGTCGGCAATTTCTATCAGTCTGCCGAGTCTCGGCACTTCAAGGTTCCGCTCCAAACGTGAATAGTATTGAGCGGAGCATCCAATCTTTTCTGCCATCTCCGCCCTTGACAGGTGGAGAGACAGGCGCTTATTTTTTAAACGATTGCCTATCATAAATGTGTCCTCCAATCATGTACGTTTTGTATATTCCATACATCGGTATTCATGGCCGCCTCCTAGAACGGAAGATCATCATCTGTTGGAACTTCTTCAAAGCTCCCCGATTTTCCTGTTTTGGCTTTCGGTGTCGATCCATCGTCTGCCGAATAGGGATTAGCATCCGCAGCATTGCCAGTTTCATTGCTGCCCTGCTCTTTTTTAGATCCGCAAAAGCTCGCTTGATTGACATTCACGGAGAAGCTCTTTCGCTTATTGCCGTCTCTGCCTGTGTAAGTTCCTGTTTGGATAGAGCCGGTAATGGCAATCATTTGACCCTTTTTGAAGTATTTTGCAATGAATTCCCCTGTGTTGCGCCATGCCGTGCAGTCAATAAAGTCCGTCTGCCGTTCTGAACCGGCTTTGCAGTATGAGCGATCAACTGCCAACGTAAAATTGGCAACCGAATTTCCGCTCTGTGTCTGCTTCAACTCAGGGTCCGCGACGAGGCGTCCCATTTCAACAACTTCATTTATCATTCAAATCCCCCATTAAATCATCAATCATTTTCGCCACGTCGTAGCGAAAGTTGGTTTTTAGCTTCCTTGTCCTCACTTCAAACCCGGCCTGCTCAATCTCCGCAATGTTGGCGGATTTCTTCTTGCTTGCATCCACAAGATTATTCCAGTCGTTGATATGTACTGAAAAGCACCGCTCCACATCAGGGAAGAAAATCACCAGAGCCGGAATAATGAACGGGAATTTTGCCGCTGCCGTAAGCTGCTCAATCTGGTTTTTACGGATGCAGTTAAACGGAATACTCTTTCCTTTATGTGATTTCAGTTCGCAAATGAACAACGTGCGGTTCCCGAAGATGATGCAATCGGCCATGTTACTTTGTTGGAACCGGATATTGCTCCCGTCCCCGCCGCCGTAGAAAGAAGCTGTGCTATCCCGCAGCCGGTAATAAAACACATCTTGCGGAATTGAAGCCTTGAAATTCTTCTCGAAGATTTTACCTGAGTTCATGTATTTCCTCTTTTAAGGTCTGGCGGCGGATAATCACCGCACAAGCCAATCATTTCAACTCGTCGAGAACCTTTGCCAGCTCTCCAACGGTTTCGTCAGTGACTTCGTTCAAGGTAGCATAGCCGCCTAGTTTCAAAGCCTGCTGTACCTTGTCGGCGCCGTACTTTTTGAGAAGTGCGGCCTGCTGCTCACCGGAAAGAGGCTTTGCAACCGGCTCTGGCTCGTTGTCAACGTACTCAACGGATTCCTCGCCGGTGTCCGTGTCAATGTTGATAGCCGCTTGGTCGTACTTTACGGCGTTTTGAATCTCTGTACTCATAATGCCGTACTTACTGATAAGGGCTTTGAGGACTGTTTTTTCTGCCATCTTGTCAAAGTCGGAAGCCCACGGCGATTCGTGGTTGCCGCTTCGCGAAGAACTTTGGCTTGCTCCGTGCGCTTTGAAATAGCGAAAACCCTGCGAGTATTTTTCAGCGTGTTTCTCTACTTCTTTTTTTGTCCAAAAAATTACTTTGCGGAATCCATTTGTTAATTCCATCCCGGCCATATAGCCTATAATGGGCTTATCAATCCGTTCATCATCCGAAAGCCAGTTGATTTCTGGGTCGCCCACAAAATTTCGGCCTGCAAACTCACCCTCACGCACATCGCGAACGCCAAGAGACTTATACTGACCCGTCCTCATGGCAAGTTGGACAAATCCTTTTGCCCCCATTTGAAAACTTGCCACGTTGCCGTAAGGAATCGCCCATGCGAACCCAAGCGCCGGGTCGATACTCAAATCCATTGCTGCTGCCTTGATAGCGCACCCCATGAGGCTGTTGCGTGTGCATTTCTTCAATGCTTCCGAACTGCTTGCGAGACTTGTAAGGGAAGTAATGAACTGCCCTGTACGTTCACCGAGAACACTTTGCAAATACTTCTTCGTGTTTGGCTGGGCAAGATAAAGGCTCATAGCCATCTGCTTTTCTGCCATAATTCAAATTCCCCCTATGAAATATCAGTTTTTATAATCTCTTTGCCGCATCTGCGGCATTTGTACTTTTCAGTCGTGAAACAGTCAATATAACTGCCCCCGCTATACTCAAATGAAGTATGCCGGTCAATTTTTACAAGATCGTGCTCTCCGTGGCAAAGTGCAAACTCCAAATCCTCAATGCGTTTCTGCTGGGAATCAATCGTTTGCCGCAGTTTTGCTTTTTCTCCAAACATTTTTCTACCTCACCGCAAGTTGTTCAGTCTGGAAGAAAGTTACGCCCGGAATCTCAACATTCGGATTCAGCCGGTGAAGTTGCATGATTGCTCTTTCGTCAACCGGGCGGATGCAGATGCCGTTTGCGTAACTCGGAACCGCTTTTTCATCGTCCACGCGAACTTTCCAGACCTTTTTCTTTGAAACTCCGGTGACTTTCGGAGCCGCAATCTGAACCGCAGGCTTGACGTTTTCCATCTGCTCGGCCATCGCCATATTGACGGTTGCAGAAGCAGAATCTCCTGATTTTTCAGCTTTGGCGGCTTCGGCAAGCAAACGGTCGGATTCTTCCTGCGCGGCTTTCCTCGCGGCTTCCTCTGCGGCGCGGCGATCGGCTTCGACTTTCTGCGAGTAAGAAAGCATCTTGCCTTTGAGAATCTTCTCGGCACTCTCACAAATGGAGAGCATAGCCTTTTCTTTTTGGCAGATTTCCTTATGAGCCTTTGCCGCCGCATCCTTCGCCGGTTTCCAATACGATTTGACTTCCTTTTCCGTACCTTTTACCCGTTTGAGAAATTCGGCACCCTGCTCATAGTCATCATTGGTAGCGATCTGGTAATCCTGCGCCTGCTGCTCAAGGGTAGTTGCCTGCTGCTTTACTTCAATTTCGTCCATTTTTTTCCTCCTTATTCTTCATGAAAGTTAAAAATCGTATAACAGGCGAGAAAAGTATTGAAGTCTGAATCAATTCCATAAAGTCTGTAATTGCCTGTTTGGCTTACTTGCAGTACCTTTGTGCCGATTATCTTGATGCCTTTGTTGGACGCTTCAATTCCCTGCTTATAGGCTCCAAGCTGAACGGCCCACATTTTTAAATGAGGCTGTGCCGTCGTTTTCAGGTCTACAAGAATAATCCCAACAGGTGTTTGAAATAAGAGATCGCATGTCCCGGCGTAGAGGAAAGCCTTATGGTAGAACCGATATTCTGAATGAATTGGCTTCCAGTCTGGATGATCGTCGAGGAATTTTATAACTCCGTCAAAGTATCCGCGACAATCATCGTCAACGTTGCGGAATCCGAATTTAAGGTACTGCTCCACCGCTCTGTGAAGTCTTGTTCCTCGGTCTGCGGCGGCATCCATTATTCGTTCTGAAATACCGCCGTATGCTTTTTGCTCCAAAGGCTCCATAATCTGTGTCACGCTTGGCAGGATAATGTCTGCGAACCCGGCGCGGTGAAGCGTGTATTTGTGCTCAGTCTCGTCAAAAAGTAGCTGCGGCTCAGTATTCATCGGGCGGTTCCTCCTGTGCGGCTTCCCCTTCTGTAACACAGTCGGTGCAGTACCAGTTATCGTCGATCTTGTATATCTTCTCGCCCTCGAAAATATCCCGGCCACAAAAGGCACAAGTCCCAACTGCTTTTCCCTCCGGAGGTTCCTGCCGGTCATGCTGCTCCTGCGCCCATTCAAACCCGTAGCGATCAGGCATGAGGATCGCCGCCAGTCTTAGCAAGTTGCTTCATGATTCCCGAAATATCTTCCTGCACATTGGCAAGGCGGTGATTATATAGCGCGTGGATTTTTTCTCGCAATACCGGTGTCATGTGTGGCGCAGAATCAACTACTGCTAGAACTCTTTTCCTTTCGGATTCAAGAGCAGGCCGCTCGTCTAGAAGCCTGCTCAATTCCGCTTTCATTCCTGCAATTCTGTCCATGTCAGCCCTCCATGATGAACGCCGGAATCGGCTTATGTAGTACTTTGCAGAGAGCGACACAACGGCCAATCCAGACGTTGTATTCGTCATGGTCAGAACATTTTGCCGTTCCTTTGGAGCCATTGGCACCTCTTAACCGTGAAATTTCGCAATTTACTGCGCTGCTTGACTTGTCGTAATTCTTGTCGAGGAGGCTCAAACTAAACGTATTCTTGTCGTCGAACGCTTCCGCCATCATCTTCCCGCAGAGCTTCTTTGCCTCGTCAATCTGCTCGGTGGTGTAGGAATGTTTGCCGGAAGAAATTATTACATATTCGTTTTTTGCATCGTCGTCTGAATATGACGCGCCGCATCCCCAAATGAATCCGTCTGGAGCCGGCTTTTCTTTTACCCCGTCGATAAATACAGTGTCGCCCGGTTTGTAACCATGCTGGATATCTACCGCATGCGGGAGAATTTTTATGGTATCTCCCACTTTAGCCTTGCGCCGTTCCTCTTTCTGCTCCGGCTTGTAGCCTTTAAGAACGACGTACTGGCCTGTACGCAAAGTATCAACGTATCCTTCAGGACAACATTTAACTCTAATCCACCCTTCATTGTCCGCACCAGTAACCTTCACAATGCTTCCCACTGGAACAGCATGACCATCACCGGATATTACTTTTACATATTCTCCGACTTTGGCGTACCGCTCTTCTTCTCTTACGCCTGTTTCCTTTTTGAAGTGTTCATTGTCCCACTTGCGGATCGCTTTGCCAATTTCTTTGCCGGTGAGAAGCACCAATCCTTCTGCAAAAGGCGAACCCTCTGCAAATCCTGTTGCCAGCTTTTCGCCACGAATTGTGTCATATTTTATCCATTTCCCAGATATTTTCTTGATTCTTACAATATTGCCTTTTTCCGCGTCATCACAATTTGAACGGTAAATCTGGCCAACCTTGAACCGGCTTGTTTCCGGTTTAAGATTACGAGGCAAGACGAACCAGCCATACCCGTCTTTCGCGTCTCGTCCCTCCGTTTGCTCGCTGCAAGTGTGCTCTCCAATGTCTTTGTCAAATTCTACTGATATGTCTACACTGTTGAATCCGATCACGGTTCCGTGCTGATCTTCTGCATCCTTACATCCTACAGGGACTTTAGCAACCACTCTGTCACCAATTTTGAAGTTCTTCATTGACTTCTCCTTTTCTTATTTACGGTATTTGTTTATAATTTCAAATACGTTTTGCTTAGTGCACCCGAATTTCTCCCCGATTTTCTGCAATGTAACTCCCTTGTTCCAAAGGGTTAGCATTTTGGCATCTTTTTCTGTGATTTCAGAAATTGATGCCTGAATTTCAGACATTTTAGAGGCTCGAGTAACACTTCTTTCTAAGGCATACAGAAACTTTTTTCTGCACTCCCCGCATATTGAGCCATGATAGTAATGCTCTTTTCCACATATCTTACAAACGTGTTTTCTTATAAGTCCTGTTCTTAGAGCGTGTTGAGCGTTTTCTTTTGGCGTACACCATTCAAGGTTTTCTACTCGATTGTTGGATTTGTTTCCGTCCTTATGGTTCACTTGCGGGAGATTCTTTGGATTTGGGATAAAAGCCTGTGCAACAAGACGATGGACTAAAGCCGTATACTGTTTCCCATTAATTGTCATAACCACCGATTTATATCCTTTGACTGTGCTTAGTTTCATTTTGTGTTTAGTCCCGCTTTTAATGGAAAAGACTTCTCCATCGCTTGTCACAATGTAACCGCAATCTAAAACTTTTTCTTGCAATTAATTCCTCCTTGCTATATAATGCAGACAACACGTTTTCTTTAGCACCGCTTTTCTGATAGCAGTCAGGAAGCGGCCTTTTTTTACCATCCGCAAGCCTCTTTGTGCCTGCGTTGCTTTGCTTTTTCGCTTGCATTAATTTCATGCTCACAGATTGACCGGTCGAGTAAAGCCCTTTTATGTGCTGCCTCCCTTAAATTTACTTGTTTGCTGTGCCAACTGTCCCACTTGTTGCAATTCATTTTGCAAAAGATTGATCGGTCTGGGCATTGGTAGCATGGGCATTGGCTAAGCATCCTGCTTCACCGCCTTTTCTCGAAGCACCAAAGCCGCATAAATCAATGGTAAGGGAATTAGCACCGAACCATCGATCTTGCCCGTACCGGCTTGCAAAATGATTCCAAAGAAGAATGCAAGAAATCCGAGAATCACGATCCAATTACGTTTTATGTACCGCTTCATTTCCCCTGCCTCTTAGCTTTCTTTGCGAGATATTTCTCGTGCTGTTCTTCGGTGAAAAGGCTTCCGCAACCCAACGCCGTTTTCAGGTTGACAAGGCAGCCAGTGCCTTTTCCGCCTGAATCCAGCTGTTCATACATCCCATGGCCAACCGCCTGAAGAACAATCCTTTCCCCCCTGCGGTTATACGCTGTCACGCTAGACATGCGCCTTCACCCCTTTTACAAATTGATCTCATGAGCTTACGCATTAATAATTGCTCTCCATTTCTTTTGTTTTTGAAAGGCGGTACTCCCAAAGGGCAATAGAGCCTACCGGGATAATGAATTTGCCGCCGATCTTTTGTCCGGGAAGAAGATGCGCACGAATTGAATTGCAAACGTATGTACGGGTCTTATCAAGAAACTTTGCAAATTCATCCACTGAAATAGCATCTTTACCGCCGAACTCCTCGTGAAGGGAATCCACAATGCTTTTTACTGTGGATCTTTCTTCAAGTGTCACAGTGCCTTATCCTCCTTTCCAATTAGGATACTTTCTTCTCTTTGGTATACATTTTGTATACCGTATGGCAGCACACCGGTTAATAGGCTGATGTGTTGGGCAACTGTTGGGATACTCACCGATTCCAACCTCGATACTTCCAAACTCTACGCGCTGGAAGCCACGCATTATTAAATTTTCAGAAAAAGTATATTTTTTGTATCCAAAAGTATTGACATAAGACAATATGTATACTATTATAGATTTGTTGATGTTCTTAAATAGTCTGGCCGCACAAATTGTTCGGCCTTGTCTTACTGCCTTTGCTTTTGTTCGCTGGTATTATTGTAGTATACTCTTTGTCCATTGTCAATAGCTGTACAGGACAAATTATATACTATTTTCCAATTCTATGTTTTCACCAAATTATGGAACAATTTTTGTATTATTTATCAATCTGCGTGCAAGGCAAAGCGCTTCAGGGGGGAAAGATTAAAAAACATGGGTACAAGTAGCACGTTGGATAGAATTTTAGAATTGATGAACAAACACGGTGAAACACAAGTCGATTTAGCAAATTTACTCGGAATTACAAAAGATGCGGTAAGCAAATGGAAAACCGGCAGGAATAAAGCCTATGAGAATAAAAAATATATTAATAAAATAGCAGAACATTATAACGTTTCCGCAGATTATTTGCTCGGCATACCTCAAAGTGATGATTCCGAATTGAATGATTATCTTATGGAGCTCAAAAATCGCCCTGAAATGCGTACGCTTTTCAAGGTGTCAAAAAATGCCACGAAAGAAGATGTGGAGCAAGCCGTTAAAATCATTGAGGCTCTCAAAAAGCCGAATGACAACGATTTTGATGAATAGGAGGCGTTATATATGGATTCAAGCTATACCATAAATAAAATGGCAGAAATCATGAAGGAAAAAGGAATCCGGCAGGTTGATCTCTCAAACGGGATCGGGGTTTCTCCAGTCGTCGTCAGCCACTGGTTTGGCGGCGCAAGCACGTCCTATATGACGTATCTGGATAGAATTGCAAAGTTTCTGCACGTCTCCATGGATTATCTCGTTGGCAATAACACTGCCGGGCCACTTGACGATAAAGAAGCGAATGAGTACCTAGAAACATTAAAGAACCGCAGTGAAATGAAAATGCTCTTCAAGGCTGCAAAAGGGGCTACAAAAAAGGATATTGAGCGGGCCACCAAAATAATAGAAGTATTGAAAGACGAATCTGGTAATTGAATAAATAAATTTCATTGGGCAGGGGGATGTATTTATGGACGAAATTTTTGTCAGGCTCATTAACTTTCCTTACGGTGTCGGTGGGACAACCGTAACAGACAATGATGGCGATTACAACGTTTATATTAACGCTCGCACAAGCTATAACCAGCAAAAAGAAACATTGAATCACGAGCTAAGCCACATCAGCCATGACCATTTTTATGATGGAAAATCAGTGGAAGAAGATGAGTCGGAAGCTGAATCAGAAGAGGATCAAAAAGTCGATCCCAGCTTATTGACAAGAGTGCATTGGGGAGGCTATGTACCATGTCCGCACCACAAAAAGTAAATAGTAAAAAGAAACCCGGCAGAAAAAAGAAAACGACCCATTCCAGCGGAATGTACCGTAAAAGGATTACTTTAGGGCATAGTGCAGACGGAAAGCCAATCGTAAAAGCTGTTTACGGAAAGACCAAAGAGGAACTGGAAAACAAAATTGCCGCGCTCCGTGTTGAGCGTGGCATGGGAGCCGTTGTTACCAACGACAAAAGCACATGGGAATATTGGGCCGACACGTGGAAAGGGCTTGCCTATGCACCGATGGGGAAATCCACAAAAGATATGTACAATGCCGCTCTAAAGCACTTAGCCCCGTTGAACAACCTAAAAGTCAGCAAACTTACATCTGCTGATCTGAATATGATTACCGCAAAAATGTATGCAGACGGCCTTTCAAAGAGGACTATTAAGTCCGTTATTTCTGCCGCACGGCAAGTCTGCAAGCTGGCCCGAAAAAATCATGCCATGATGCTAAATATTGCCGAAGACGTAAAACCAGAAAAAGATGCGCCCGTAAAAGAGGTTGCTGCAATTACTCCGGCGGAAGAAAAAGCGCTCTGGGATGTAAGACCGTTGCCATATAAAGGAGTTGCCGATAAAAAGAGAGCAGAGCGGCTCCCTTTAATTAAAATGATGGCTCTGATGCAGCTTTGTTGTGGCCCGCGTCGTGAAGAAGTTGTAATGCTTCGATGGAAAAACATTAATCTTAAAAGTAATACTCTTACAATTGAGTCTGCATATGACTACAAGGGCAAGAAAGAAAAAGGTCCAAAGTCCATTTCCGGCTACCGTGATATTCCAATCCCCACAAGCTATGCATCCATGTTAAAAGATTGGCAGATTAAGAATAATGCTGTTAATCAGCCATTGCAACTCGTTTTCAGCATTGACGGTAAAGTTATCACAGAGCATGTGTTTAGTTCTTTAATGGACGTGCTACTTGACGCAATGAGCAATATAACTGTCTGTGACAGGATTTCGGCGGGAAGAAAAACGAAGGGCATTAAGCCAAACGTTATTAGAAAGTATAGATTTACTTCGCATCAGCTCCGGCACACATTTGCAACGAATGCAGTTGCAAGTGGGGTTGACGTTCGCACCGTACAATATCTCATGGGTCATTCAAAGCCTGACATGACAATGCACTACACGCATTTTTCTCAATCATCATGGGATGAAGCAAGAGAAAAACTCAATAAGCATATTGCTCCACCAGAGCCGGCAGAAGCAAAGTAATATAGTTCAATTAAATATCAGCAGTGGACAATGAGTGGACATAAGTGCGCCAAATCCCCAGTAAAACAGGCATTAAATACAAATTGATTCTTGACTGGGGGTCAAGAGGCCGCAAGTTCAAGTCTTGTCACTCGGACCAGTAAAAACCGCATGAATGTTGAAAATTCAGTATTCATGCGGGTTTTCTTTATTTCAGGTTCTTTGTCAAAAGTTGGGGTGAACCCAAAAATGGAAGCAGCGAGGGGCAGCGTCAAGCTGCTCCTTTTTGTATTGGATAGTAGAACATGTGCAGGATGC